TATCCATCGTCTTCCTTTCTGTTTGGCCACAGCCTAACTCCACGCTCAACGCGGACCTCGCAAGGCTCGGCCCGTTAGCTGGGGGTTAGGCCGTCAGAGCGTGCAGCAAGGGCTTCACCCAGCGCCACACGACGGGCGCGAGCCAGGCCAGCAAGACGCCAAAGCCGACCAGGATGGCGGCAACGGCGGCGAGGAATGCGTACAGGTCACGGTCTGAAAAATTAAACATCGTTACGCTCCAAAGACGCGCCGCAACGCGGCCATTTTCTCGGGCGGGAATGCTTCGCAGCCTTCCACCGCTTCCAGCAGTTCGAGCGCAGCGCGCACAATCAGCGCTGTCTGCTCATGCACTGAATGCACGCCAGCCATGCGAGCGGCGTCAATCGCGGCTTTGTCGTACAGCGGCGTCACCTCTAGGCCTTCGGCGTCTGCCAGCTTTTGAACGTGCGGCTGCAACGTGGTCCACATGCGTGCATTGCCGTCATCCAAAAAAATCACCCACGCACGCGGCCTAACTCCGTGCTCCAGCCGACCAGCGTCGGCGTCTGTGCTTCGGTTCTCTTCGGTCATTTGGTTTCGCCTCCTTGTCGGCTGAGCGGGGGGTTAAGGTGCTCTCTCACGATCCCGTGATGGCGCGAAACACCCAAACTGCGGCACCTAAGAACGCACCAGCAGCCGCGCCAAGCGCAGCGATGTAAAGCACCAGCAGCGCAAGCGCTGCGATCACGCCGCCACCAGCCAGCGTGCTAATGCCGGCCAGCTCCATCAGTTCGCGTTTCGTCATTCTTTGTTGCTCCAATCTCAAAATGGCGCATCCGGCACCTGCCCGTGGTAGTACCTCATGGGCAAGCGCTTGCACAGTACCCTGGCCACCTCAATTGGCGGCTTCATGAATGGCCATGAAGGGTCGATCACGCTCAGCCTCAGCACGGTTCTAGTGGTTCCAGACACCTCAATGGCTCGATGCCCGCCGGGCATTTCCCACGGGTCACCGTTGCTCATGACGTGTGGCCTCCGGCTGGGCTGCTCGGGTGGTTTGGTTGCTCGTTGCATGCATCACATGTGCATTTCCCGCATCGGAAGACAGCGCATGCCGGGTAATCGTGCGTGTGCTTTCCTTCGTTTCGCAGCACTGCGCGATTGAGGCGCACCGCTTCCGCGGCTGCCAGGTGCTCGCTCAGGAACGGGCCGCTAGAATAGATGCCTTCGCTGGTCACTACGTCCCAGCCGCCGGGCGCCGGCTCGTGGCTGTATTGCTTGAGCGGCGCGTGCATCATTGCTGCGTGCCCTTCAAAAGCCCGCGCCACCGCAGCGTGTTGTAGATGCGGCAGTCAAGCCGGTGCAACATGCCGTCATGGCCTGATACCCACCAACTGCCGTTCTTCCACAGCAGCCGCACCGTGTTCCACCCGGCCCGCAGGGTCACGTCATACCACCCCGGCCGCGCAGGCTGTACGCCCACAAACCAGGGCGTTAGCTGTTCAGTATCGTGCTGCATCGAACACCCTCACGCCTTCCCGTTCAGCCGGCTGCGCCAGCACCCGACGCACGCGCTCTGCCACTCGCGCCTCCGCGTCGTACTTGTCTTTGTGCGTGATGCCTGCCATCAGGTCGGCAAACGCGGCCACCAAATCGCGCAGCGCCTGCAGCTCTGTGGCCCGCACCGCGCGCACACCGCTGGCCTGCTGCCTGTCCAGCACTGCACAGACGGCATCCTGTGCGGCCGGCACCACGCCATCGGCGTCGGTTGCCAGGCGCATGCGGCAGAGTTCCTCGGTGAGGTTGATGGCATCGAACAGCGCGGCCCATTGGGCTTTTCTGGCCTGGCCGCGGCTGACGGCGGTCAGTGCCTCGTGCAGCTCGCTTTGCCAGGTCAGGCGGTCGTCCAGCGTCAGCAGGGCCGAGCCCTGGAACGCTGCCAGCATGGCCAGCGGGTTCACACGGCCAGGCCGGTAGGTCTTGCGGGGTTTGCTGGTGCGGCCCATGGTTTCAGGCGCCCAGCGGCTTGCTGTGCACACGCAGATGGCCCTGGTGCTGCCAAATCTTGCGGTACATGTTGATGGCCACGGCCTCGGCTTCCTGGGCCACCTCGGGCCCGGCCACCAGCACCTGGCCGTTTTCGTCCACCACGGCCAGGCGCGCGGGCCTGCCGTTGGCGGTAACGCTCAGCCCCTCGTGCCCGACGGCGCTGATCACAACACCGGGCAGCCGGCCGGTGGGTTGCGTGCCAATCATGACGCCTGCCCCTGCGCAACGCCCTCGGCTGCGGCGGCCTGCACCTGGTCGTAGTAGCGCCGTTTCTGCAGCAACTCCGGCACAAACAGCACCTGCATGTTGACGCGGTGCGCCACGTGCAGCTCCAGATTGGCGCCTTTGCTGGCCCACCAGCCTTGCAGCAGCGCGATGCCGTCGCAATCGAGCATGGCCTTCAGGTCGGCGCGCAGGCAGGCGCTCCAAAACTCGGGGCTCTCGCGCGGCGTGTCCACCACCAGCTCGGCAGGGTTGACCACCTCGTGCCCCATGGCGCGCAGCGCGGCCGCGGCCTTGTGGAAGGCGGGGAAATTGTCGTCAGGCAGGCCGGTCATGGGCCCGGAGAGATACAGCTTCATGCTGCCTCCGTGTGCGTGGTGGTGATGGGCTGCAGGCTTTCCAGGCCCAGCAGGTGCGCGCGGTTGACGGGCAGTTCAGCCGCCGGCCCGCCGGTCAGGCCGGGCACGCGGCTGGGCACGGCCACGCCCTGGCGCCTGGCCATCCAATCGCCGGAGATTGCGCCTCGGCCGCACACAGACGGGTCTGCGTGGTACGGGTGGCGGGGGGCCGGGCACGTGGTGTAGATCACCCCGTCTTTGTGCTCAACCACGGGCGTGGTGGTGTCCCACACGGGCCGCAACGGCACGCGGGCGGTGTCCTGCTGCTGGCCGCACACGCCCAGCTCTTTGCCCAGGCGCGGCGTGATCCAGCCATTGACGGCCCGGCTGAACGTGATGCGGTTGTCTTTGCTGGCCGCATACGTCCAGTGGTTGATCATCCATTCGGGTGCGTCAAAGGCGTGCATCAGTTGCGATTTGGTGCACGGTGCGGTGTCGCACATGTCCACCATGCGGGCGATGGATGCCGCGCGCTCGGGGTCTTGGGGTCTGCCCATGGGGTGCTCTTTCAGTCTTGCCCGCGCGTCAGGCGGGTGATGTAGGTTTCGGGGATGAGGTCGCTGCAGAAGTTCAGGCGCAGCGCTGGGGCGCCGTTGCGCACCCACAGGCTGATGCTTTCGCCAAAGGCCGTCACCCTGGCGTGCTGCCGCAGGCTGGCGCACTTGCTGTGGGCGGCCATGTGCGCGGTGGGGCTGGTGCCAAGGTCTTGCTGCGCCACGATGGGCAGGCCGTGCGCGCCGTCCAGCTCGGCCACCAGCAGCGCCCGGGGCTCTGCGCCCACGGTGTAGCGCACCACTGCATCGCACAGCAGCCGGCCGCTGATGCGGATGGCCAGCGGCGCAGCGGCTGCATGGGCGCGTTGGGTGGCCGTTGGCATCACAGCACCAGGCGCAGTTGGCTCAGGCTGACGCGCAGGCGGCGGCGGGTCTTCGCCAGCTCCAGCAGATCGTGGTTGACTTGCTGCAGCGCGGCCTGGGCCTGCGTGCGGGCCTCGTCGTCGCTGAAGTCAACGGCGCGCATCAGCCAGGCGTGGCGCAGTTGAAGCTGAGCCTCGCGCATGTCCAGCTCATCAATCTGGCGGTGGATGGCGCTGCGGCGGCGCATGTCGCGCGCCTCTTCGGCCAGTTGCCCGGGTAGCGCGATGATGTCGCGCAGCAGTTGCACAAAACCTCGAATCACAGCAGACCTCCCAGCGCATGCCACACGGCTTGCGCAGCAGTGGGCACGAGGTGCCCGTACATGGTGCCGGTGGCAATGCCGGCGCCGGTGAAGATGGCCAGCAGTGCGCTGGGCCAGGTGGCGGTGTTGGGCCTGCGCATGTCAGCGGCCCCACGTGGTTTCAACACTGAGGTGCACGGCGCTGCTGGCGCCATACCGCGGTGGCTTGGGCAGGTAGCTCAGGCGCGCGGCCAGGTTGCGCGTCAGCGGCAGGCGCATGCTGGGAATCAGCAGCGGTGATACCGGGCTGTCCGGGTATCCGGTGATGGCGCCGGCCGTCAACGCAAAGCGCCCATCTGCCGTGTGCCAGGTGTGCCCGAGGTAGGCGCTGGTGCGTCCGTAGCTGTTGCGCACGATGCCGGCCGTGATGCCGGTGCGCAGGTGCTGCACGTAGGCGCCGCGGTTGCCGTCTTTGAAGGCCGCGGCGTTTTCGTGGCGGCTGAACAGGTGGGCGCCTGCCAGCCAGTCATCCGTGGCCAGCTTGGCGTGGGCGGGGCTGGCAAACGCCAGCACCAGCGCGCAGGCGGCGCAGAAAGCCACAGCGGCAATGGCGCGCATCAGCAGGGCGGCGGCACTCATTGCGCGGCACTCTGCAGGGTGACGGTGGGCGCGGCCAGTGCGGGGTGCACGGCCGGCTGGGCGGCAAAGCGATTGGGCTGCGCCTGGTCGTGCGCGGCGGTCAGCAGGTCGTGCACCGTGCGGTAGCGCGCCAGGGCGGCGTGCAGCGCGGTGGCTGGTGCTTGCGGGGTTGGTTGGCTGAGCATCGTGCGCTCCATCGGGTTGATGGAACGCACTTTAGGTCAACCTAAACCGCCTGTCAAGTCAAACCTAAACCCGTTTCGTCTGACAAGGGAAACCACTAGGTGCCCGGTGCTGGTTTGGCCAGCACCTCCACGATGTTCTCCCACTGCTGCTTTTGGTGCTCGGGCAGTCGGTCGAAATTCAGTGCAAACGCAAGGGTTCTTGCGTCCATTGCGTCGAAAAACCCCGGATCAAGGTGCAGCCGATCCTCTAGGTTGCGCGCGGCGGTGTCGCCGAAAGGTTCTTCAGGGTTCAGCAATTGGCTGAGCCGGCCTTTCGAGAGTCCTGATGCTTCCAAAAACGCTCCCCTATCGCCGTTGAAACGGCCTTCTATGAGAGCTTGTAGTTTGATGCGGCGTAGGGAGTGCATGGCGCGAACAGCGTACAACCCACTGGTTTAGGGGGTGCTTTACAAGTAGGTTTAAGATCGCCTAAACTTCGGCCATGGAACTCCATCAGTGGCTTGACATGCCTGAAAACGCTGGCAAGGCAACTTGGCTTGCCGATCAGTTGTCGCGCACAAAGGCGGCGGTTTCGCTGTGGCGCGAATCCGGGGTGCCTTTGGGCCTTATCCCGCGTGTGGCAGAGGTCACAGGCGGTGCGGTGACGGTGGACGCAATGCTGCAGCATGCCATGCGCTGCAGGGCGGCAGCGGCTGCGCGCCCATCGAGTGCGGGGGCTGCGGTTGTGTGCAACACCATGTGTTCGCGGGGTGCTGCATGAGTGCCGCCGCATTTCTTCAGTTGTCTCCTCCCTCCCGCTTTGCGGGATTTGCCCCGGCCCGTGTGGGTCGGGGCTTCTTTTTGGGTGGTGGCGGCCATGCCGATGACATCGGCATCGGCAAATCGGCCTTGATGGCATTCCCCGAAAAGAGCCCGCAATGCCGTGCATTTGTGCGCAGCGAGCGTGGGGGATGCCGCTGATGGCCCGCATCCGTGGGCAGTACGGCCCGGTGGCACAGGCGCTGCTGCAGGCCGCCGATGAACAGCCGGGCACGGTGCGCGAGCTGGCGCAGCGGGCCAATGTGGGGTACGCGGTGGCGCGCTACAGCGTCAGCCGGCTGGTGAGCGCTGGCGTGTGTGTGTTGGACGGTGGGCGGCCTGCGAAGGTCTGGCCGGCTGCCCAGCACGAACAGACCAGCACCGGGGCCATGGAGGCGCTGGATGCCCTGCAGGCCTGCTGGCTGGGGCGTGGGTCATCAACACACGAGGCGCGCCCGATGTAGCGCCGGCCGGGTCATTGATGCACCTGGCTGGCGGGGAAACCGCGAGCGGCCAGGGAAGAAGCCACTACTCGGGGGAAGACGTTGAAAAAGTGGCAAGGGGCGGCGAAGCCAGCACCCCTGCGTCGCAAGGCTGGCGGGTCTACGTGGCTCCGGTGAGCAGTAGTGAAGGACTTGGCGCCAAGGGTGGGCTAGGTCCGTCCACCAGAAAGCAGCCAAGTTTCCTCCAGTGGTTCCCTGGTTTTTGTAGGAGTGAGTGAATGTCTCCAGTTCTCCAGTTATCCATGCTCGATGGTCAGCGAGCGCGCAAACGGCCACCGATGGCCACAGAAACACCCGAGGTTGAGCGCATCTTCGCTCACTGGGTCTTCATGCTGGGCAAGAACCCCAAGCGCTGTGCACTCGGCCCTGATCGGCGCAAGATCATCAGCAAGGCGCTGGCTCTGTACGACGCTGAAACCCTGGAGCTGGCCATTGAAGGCTGCGCGGCCAGTGCATGGCACCGCGGCGCCAATGACCGTGACACCGAGTACGCAGGCCTTGAGCTGATCCTGCGCGATGAGGCGCACATCGAGCGCTTTGCTGAGCTGGGCGAACGGCTGCGCGAGCAGGCAGCGGCTGACGCGGCCAGGGCTGCACAGCGGGCCCAACAGGAAGCCGAGGCGCCAGCCGTGGACCCGGCTGCGGCAGCGGCGGCGCGTCAGCGCTTGCGTGACCTGGCTGCGCAACTGGCAGGCCGCAAGGCGGGCGGCAGATGACGGGCGAGCTGCGAGTGCCGCCCCACAGCCTGCAGGCTGAGCAAGGGCTGATAGGCGGGCTGCTGTGCGACAACAGCGTGCTGGACAAGGTGCCGCCCATGGATGACGCTGACTTCTACGTGTGGGAACACCGCGCGGTGTGGGGCGCGGCCACTGCCCTGGTGACGGCTGGCCGGCCGGCTGATGTGCTGACGGTGGCCGAGGTGCTGCGCCAGCGCGGCCAAGCCATCGGCTGCGGTGTCGATGAGCCGGCCGACAGTGCCGAGGCTGCAGGCCAGACGCGGGCTTACCTGCAGGCGCTGTTGGAGTCAGTGCCCAACGCGGCGCACGCCACGGAATATGCCCGTCTGGTGCTGGAAAGCTCCCGCCGGCGCCGGGTGATTGCCGCGGCTGAGGCGCTGTCGGCGCAGGCCTGGGGAAAAGGGCAGGTGGACACCGACGCGATGATTGACCGCGCGGTGACTGAGCTGCTGAGGCTGCAGGATGGCCAGGGCGGGTATGAGCCGCAAGACCTGCAGCCGCTGTCACTCGCGTTCATCGACGCCCTGGAGCGCCGTGCATCGGGCGAAACCGACGCCATGCCCACGGGGCTGCGTGCGCTGGACAGGCTGACCGCTGAGGGTGGCCGCCGGGGTGAGGTGTGGGTGGTGGGCGCCAGGCCGTCGAACGGCAAGACCGCGTTTTCCCTGTCGCTGTGCCGCAGCGTGGCGCGTCGCAACCGGGTGCTGATGCTGACCCAGGAGGACAGCCTGCAGATGCTCACCGCACGGCACGTGGCGGCGGCCGGCGGCGTCAACCTGGCCGACATCCGCAACCCAAAGCACGCGCCAGACAACATGTGGTCAGGCGTCACCGAGGGCATCGAGCTACTGCAGCCGCTGCAGGTGTCGATGTGCGATCAACCCTCGCTCACGCTGGGTGATGTGCGCCGGCATGTGCAGCACGTCAAGCGCAAGCACCGCGACTGTGCGATGGTGGTCATTGACTACCTGCAGTTGATGACGGGTGAGGGCGACAACCGCAACCAGTCGCTGGGCGCGCTGGCCAACGGGCTCAAGCAGATGGCCAAAGAGCTGAACACCTGGGTGGTGCTGCTGAGTCAGCTTAACCGGGAGGCTGACAAGCGCACCGGCCCGCCGCAGATGGGGGACCTTCGGGACAGTGGCGACATCGAGGGCGCGGCCGATCTCATCATGCTGCTGCGCCGGCCGTACCTGCTGTCACGCAAAGAGGCCGACAAACCGCTGCTGGAAGCGCATGTGTGCAAGCACAAGAACGGCGCCACCGACAGCCTGAGATTCTGTTTCGACGGTGCCCGGCAGCGCATCGGCGATTGGGCAGACGATGAAGGAGTGCAGTGATGGCGCGCATTGGCTGGGTGGACGACATGCTGCAGCGCTGGGCGCTGGCGGTGACGGTGGGTGATGGGTCAGGATACCCCGTCAAGAGCGTGCTGCACCCATCGTGGAGCCCGCCGACGCCTGGGCTCACGCCGACGCTGAAGAGTGTGCCGGGCAACAAACAGACGCACGTGGTGCACCAGGCGCTGGTTGAGCTGGGCCGGGAGCGGCCGAAGCTGCTGGCCACGGTCACCGCGGTGTATGTGCTCAAGCGTCAGGCGGCCGAGGCTGCAGCGCTGGTGGATGGGTGCCAGCCCGACACCATTGGCAAGCGGGTGGAAGAGGCGCACAGGTGGCTGGCGGGAAGGCTGGCCAGTGACCACACCGTAACGCAGTCAAACTGCAACATACGCCAGCACGGGTAGAGTTCGGCAACCTCGGCACTACCTCACACGGTAGCGCCCACACCAAGACCCTGTATCTCACGATGCCGGGGCTTTGCTTTCCATGCCCTCCGCCGCTCCCCGCCCCTGTACCGCACCTGGCTGCGGTGTGCTTGTGCACGGTGGGGCGCGCTGCCCAGAGCACATCGTGCGGGCTGGCTCCTTCGCTGATCGCTCGCGCGGCACGCGGCACCAGCGCGGGTATGGCGCGGCATGGTCCCGCATCCGTGAGCGCATCATGCGCCGGGATGGTGGGCTGTGCCAGCCGTCGCTGCGGCACGGCTACCTCATCAGTGCATCGGCAGTGGACCACATCGTCAGCAAGGCTGCAGGCGGCACCGATGACGACAGCAACCTGCAGGCCATCAGCCACGAGGTGCACTTGGCCAAGACGGCTGCAGAGCGCCTGGGGCGCTGGGATGAGGCCGCCTACTTCGCTCGGCTGCGCCAGACCCGCACGGGGGCGCCCGGGGAGGGGGGGTCGAAAGTCCAGGGGGCGGCACAAGGGACCGACCGTTCAGTCGGATTTTCATGCGCGCAGGTTTTGGAAGGGGGGGGTTAAGCCATGGGGCAGCGCGGACCTCAACCCAAGCCGAATGTGCTCAAGCTCATTTCGGGAAACCCCGGAAAAAGACCCATCAACCTGGCCGATGGCGTCAATCCCGAGGTGGTTGTGCCAGATGCGCCGGCTCACCTCACCAAAGAGGCGCGCAAAGAGTGGAAGCGCATCACGGTGGAGCTGCAAGGCCTGGGCCTCATCAGCCGCATTGACCGCGCGGCCCTGGCGCTCTACTGCCAGGCCTGGGGCCACATGGTGCTGATGGAAGAGTCAATCAACGCCAGCATGGCGGCGCGGGCGGCGTATGCCGCCGAGCGTGGCGAGACTTTCGACCCGGCCTCGGCGTTCTACTTCACCACGGACAAAGGGTATCAAGCGCAGACGGTGGCGGTGCAGATGCTGAACACGCTGCGCGCCCAGGTGCACACCTACCTGAAGGCGTTTGGCATGGACCCGTCCAGCCGTTCGCGGGTGACGCCAAGCAACGGCGGCCAGTTGGGGCTGCCCGGAATCGAATCTGCGCCTGGCTGGGGCCAATTCAGCCAGGGCACATGAGCGCATGGCCCAAAGTGTCAATTACGCTGAGAGTGGCCTACGGTATGCCCAGGATGTCGTTGCGGGCAGTGTGGTGGCGTGCAAGTGGGTGCGCCGCGCGTGCGAGCGCCACCTGCAAGACCTTGAGCGGGCCAAAAATGACCCGTCATACCCGTGGGAGTTTGACGCGGCAAGGGCTGAAAGGCCCTGCGCGTTTGTGGAGCTGCTGCCCCACATCAAGGGCAAGTGGGCGCGCGAGCGCAGAAAAATCACCCTTGAACCCTGGCAGGTGTTCATTGTGACGGTCGTTTTTGGCTGGGTGCATCGCGTGACGCGGCTGCGCCGGTTCGTTGAGGCTTACATCGAGGTGGCCCGCAAGAACGCCAAATCGACGCTGACGGCCGGCCTGTGCCTGTTCATGCTGGCCGCCGATGGTGAAGCCGGTGCCGAGGTCTACACCGCGGCCACCACGCGCGACCAGGCGCGCATTGTGTTTGACGATGCGCGGGCGATGACGGCGCGCGACGCTGACATGCGCATGCACCTGGGCGTTGAGGTAAGCCAGCACGTGCTCTATCAGCCGCACACGGCCAGCAAGCTGCAGCCGCTGGCGGCCGAGGGGTCCACGCTGGACGGCCTGAATGTGCATTTCGCCAGCATCGACGAGTTGCACGCGCACAAGACCCGGGCGGTTTATGACGTGCTGGACACGGCGCGCGGCGCGCGCGAGCAGGCGCTGCTGTGGAACATCACAACCGCAGGCAGTGACCGCGCCGGCATCTGCTACGAGCGCCGCACGCACATCACCAAGATTCTGGACGGCGTGACGCAGGATGATCGCCAGTTCGGGATCATCTACACGCTGGACGAGGGCGACGACTGGCAAGACCCAGCCGTGTGGCCCAAGGCCAACCCGAACTACGGCGTTTCCGTGTTTGAGGATGTGCTGCGGGCGGCCTGCACCAAGGCCCAGGCTATGCCCAGCGCGCAGGCCAATTTCCTGACCAAACACCTCAACGTGTGGGTAAACGCCGATGCCGCATGGATGGACATGCGCGCATGGGACCGCTGCGGCAACGACCTGTTGACGCTGGAAAAGGTGCGCCACCTGCCGTGCTGGGTCCCGCTGGACCTGGCCAGCAAGGTGGACATTGCTGCGGCGCCGATGGTGTTTCACGATGCTGAGGATGATCGTTACTACCTGATCACAAAAGGCCGTTTCTGGCTGCCAGAGCGGGCTGTGGAAATCGGCGCCAACAGCCAGTATGACGGCTGGGTGCGCAGCGGGCACATGGTGGCCACCCCGGGTGAGGTGACGGATTACGACCTGATCGAAGACCAGCTACGCGCCGACGCGGCGCAACTGGCTGACCTGCGTGAAGTCCCCTTCGACCCGTGGCAAGCCACGCACCTGGCCAACCATCTGATGGCTGAGGGGCTGCCCATGGTGGAGGTGCGCCAGACCGTGCAGAACCTCAGCGAACCGATGAAGTCACTGGAGGCTCTGGTGCTGCAGGGCAAGCTCGAACACGACAACAACCCGGCCATGGCCTGGATGGTGTCCAACGTGGTTTGCCACCGGGATGCCAAGGACAACATTTACCCGCGCAAAGAGCGGGTAGAGAACAAGATTGACGGGCCGGTGGCGGTGATCATGGCCTTGAGCCGCGCGCTGCGCAACGCCGAAGAGTCTATAGACGCCGCCATCAACGGCATGCTGGTGGGCTGACATGCCGACACTGAAGTCATTTCTCGGCTGGTTCGGTTTGGGTGGCAGCCGCGCCCTGGCGGAAACGCAGGGCGTGCAGCGCGGCCTCCCGGGCGCGCAACTTGTGCCCGAGGTTGCGCAGCTCAGCGCAGACGCAGCGCTGCAAATCAGCGCCGTTTGGAGCTGCATCGAGCGCCGCGCCAACGTCATCGCATCGCTGCCGCTGTTCGTGTATCAGGTGGCCGGCGACGGGCAAAAAAGCATGGCCCGTGGCACGCGGCTTTACGAGCTGCTGCACAGCAGCCCCAACGCTCGTATGACGCCGTTCGACTTCTGGCGCGCGGTGATGATGAACTACGACCTACGCGGCAATGCGTATGTGCGTATTGAGCGCGATGAGCGCACAGGCGAGGCGGTTTCGCTGTGGCCCATGCCATCGGATCAGGTGCGGGTGGAGGTGCAGCGGGATGGCTCGGTGCTGTACGAGTACCGCATCAACGCGGACGTGGCGATTCTGGCGGCTGAGAACGTGCTGCACCTGAAAAACCTGGGCAACGGCACCATAGGGCTGTCGAAGCTCGAATTCATGCGTGCCACCGTCGATGAAATGGCCAAGGCGCAGGGCGTTGCATCACGGCTGTATGCCAACGGCGGCAAGCCCACTGGCGTGCTGATGGTGGACAAGATTCTGACGAATGAACAGCGCGAGCGCATCCGTGAGCGGTTCGGGGAAATGTCAGCGGGCCCCATGTCCAGGCTGTATGTGCTTGAGGCCAGCATGAAGTATGAGGTTCTGAGCCTCACCCCCGAACAGCTCAAGCTACTGGAAACCCGAAACTTCGGTGTCGAGGAACTGTGCCGGTGGTATGACGTGCCGCCCGTGCTGGTGTACCACAGCAACGTGACCACCTGGGGCTCTGGCATTGAGCAGATTGTGGATGGCTGGCACAAGCTCAGCATTCGGCCCGTGATCGTCGGCATTGAGCAGGCCCTGCGCAAGGCGGTAATGACGCCAGCCCAGCGGGTGCGCTTGCAGGCGGAATTCAGCATGGATGCATTGCTGCGCGGCAACCTCAAAGATCGCGCCGGCATTTACGCCCAGCTCAGCCAGAACGGCGGCATGACGCGCAATGAAATCCGCCAGTTGGAGAACCTGCCGCGCAGCACATCGCCGATGGCCGATCAACTGACCGTGCAGACCAACCTTGTGCCGATTGACATGCTCGGCAAGATCAAACCAACAGGAGGCACAAATGCTTCTTCGCAAGAGCCTGTCTCTCAGTGATGTGGAGCTGAAGCTGGACGACAGCGGCGCCGGCCGCTTCGCGGGTTATGCCAGCGTGTTTGGGGGTGTTGACAGCTATGGAGACACCATCGTCAAAGGCGCGTTTCAGTCCACCCTGCGCACGAACGGCATGCCCAAGATGTTTTTGGAGCATTCGGTCTTCAACTTCAACGCCAGTGGCGCTGCGGGCTTGCCAATTGGCAAGTGGCTGACGGCCAAAGAGGACGAGAAGGGCCTGTTTGTCGAGGGTGAGCTGACGCTGGATATGTCTCTGTCGCGCGATGTGTACGCCGCGATGAAGCACGGCACCCTTGACGGGCTCAGCGTTGGCGGCATGGTCAAGAAAGGCGACTACGACGAAACCGAAACCGGGCGCGTCATCCGACGCTGGTCGAGCCTGATGGAAATCAGCCCGGTGGCGTTTCCGGCCGACCGTGCGGCCCGGGTGGATGCCGTCAAAAGTGATGCGGTGAGCGAGGCGATTGCCGAGCTGGAAACCGTGCGTGATTTCGAGCGCTTTCTGCGGGACGCAGGCGGCCTCAGCAAAGGGGCCGCCACCGCGCTGGTGGCCCGCGCCAAGCAGGTGCTGCATGTTGGGCGGGATGCCGAGCCAGCGGCCAGTGAGGCGAAGGCGTATGCCGATATTGAGCAGCGTGTGGCGGGGCTGGTGATCCGGTCGCGCTTCAAGCAGCTCGTGCGCTGAAGCGTTTGTCAATCAATCCTCAAGGAACCAATCATGTCTCTGGACACCATTCTCAAGAGTCTCGAAACCATCGAGCAGACCCTCCAAACGCAATCGGAGAAGGCCGAGGGCGAGCTGAAGACCCTGGGCAAGGTCAGCGCCGACACCAAGGCCGCGCTGGACAAGCTCGGCGTGGATCAGCGCGAGTTGGCCGACCGCCTGCTGCAACTTGAGCAGCGCCGTGGCGCCATGCCCGAAGGTGGCGAGGCCAAGGGCGATTCGTGGGGCAAGCAGTTCGTGGGCGCGGCGCTCTACAAGGGCGCCATTGAAAGCGGTGGCATGCGTGCCCGGGTGGAGATCAAGAACACCGTGGTCGGCGCTGCCGCCACCGTGGCGCCTGACCGTCAGGCCGCGATTGTCCCTGGTGCGTTCCCGGCTCTGACCGTCGAGTCGCTGTATGCGTCGGTGCCGACGAGCAGCAACGCCATCGAGTTCACTCGTGAAGCGTCGTTTGTGAACAACGCGGCAGAAACGGCCGAAGGCGCTGTGAAGCCTGAAACGGACATCACGTTCAGCCTGGTGAACATGCCGGTGTCTACTGTTGCCCACTGGATCAAGATCAGCCGCCAACTGGCCAGCGATGCGCCTGCCCTGGCTGCCTACATCGACACCCGCATGCGTTTCGGTGTGCAGCGCCGCGTCGAGTCCCAACTGATTTCCGGCAACGCCACCGCCCCGAACCTGTCTGGCCTGATGCGCTCCGGCAACTTCACGCCCCACGGCTACCTGTCTGGTGCCCTGGGCTCTACGCTGGCCCGCGTGGTGCTGATTCGTCGCGTCATCGCCGACCTGTTCAACGCGGGTTACACCGCTTCGGCCATCCTGCTGAATGCAGCCGACTGGGCTCAGATTGAAATCGAGCTGCTGACCTCCGCCAGCAACGCCGTGCGTGTGTCTTATGACATGGCCGGCAACCCGATGTTGTTCGGCGTGCGTGTTGTGCAGTCTGTGGGCATGGCGGCCGACACGTTCGCGGTCGGTGATTTCCGCCAGCACGGCACGATTTACAACCGCGAGGATGTCACCGTGGCCATGTCGGAGAGCGACAGCGACAACTTCACCCGCAACCTGATCACGTTGCGCGCCGAGCGCCGCCTGGCGATCGCCAGCGAAGTGCCGGCCGCCCTGCGCGGTGGTGACCTGACGCCGCCGGCCTCCTGATCGTCGCTTGTGACGTGAGTGGCCGGCACATGCAAGTGGCGCCGGCCACATTGACCATGCAAAAAATCAAGTTCATCCGCTCGGGCTGTTGCACCGTCATCGGCAGTTTTTCGCCCGGTGACGTTGCAACCGTCCACACCAGCCTGGCTGTGCATTTGGTGAGCCAGGCCATGGTGGCTGAGTTTTTGCCCAGCACTGAACAGTGCGTGAGCCGGCCGGAGCCTCCCTCGGTGGCGCGTAGCGCGTCGCTCAAGCCGTTGGCTCTGCAGCGGCGGCAGGTTGTTCGTCAAAACGCGGCGGCAAAGGCCGCATAGGTCAGTCTCATGTCCACCCTCAAGCGCGCCGGTAATCCGCTCAGCTCCACCGATCAGAGCGACATCCGCCGAGACATCGGATTGCCGCTGCCAACGTCAGGTGACGCGGGCTCTGGCCAGGTGGTCACGGGTGGTGACTCGCGGCTGACCGACGCGCGGACACCGAGCGGCCCGGCCATTGCTGCGGCCACAAGCAAGACGACGCTGGCCGATGCTGACTCCCTGCCCATCAGCGACAGCGCAGCCAGTGGCGGGCTCAAGCGGCTGACCTGGGCGAACCTCAAGGCCGCGCTGAACGGCCTGTATCAGGCGGTGCTGGTCAGCGGCACCAACATCAAGACAATCAACGGCAACAGCTTGCTGGGCTCAGGTGATTTGACCGTGAGCGAGGGCGGCGGTGGGGCCACGAATCTGACCTACACGCCATCTGCCACGGGCGGCACGGTGGTGAGCGACACGGGCACGGATGCCGCGCTGCCGCTGGCGGATGGCACCAATGCGGGCTTGATGGCGCCGGCTCAGCATACCAAGCTGGCAGGCGTGGCCGCGGGTGCGACAGCCAACGCCACTGACGCGCAACTGCGCGACAGGGCCACGCACACTGGCACGCAGGCCATCAGCACTGTGGCTGGGCTACAAACCGCGCTGGACGGCAAAGAGGCATCTGGCACGGCTGCATCGGCTGTAGCGGCACACGCTGGTGCTGCTGATCCGCACCCGGGCTATGCGCTGGAGTCGGCGCTGGCGACTGTAGCCACAAGCGGCGCATACGGTGACCTGTCAGGCCGCCCGACGCTGGGCACTGCCGCTGCGACTGATTCAACGGCATACGCTACGGCTGCGCAGGGCACTGACTCGCGCGAGTGGACCGCTGCCACAGTGGATCAAGCCGAAGCCGAAGCCGGCACTGCGACGACCCGCAGGGCCTGGACGGCGCAGCGGGTATGGCAGGCAATTACCAAGGCGCTGGGTGGCGTCACCGTCACCAATACGCCCACCAGCGGGCAGGTGCTGAAGGCCACCGGCACAACCACGGCGGCGTGGGGCACTGATGACACTGGCGGCGGTGGCGGTGGCGGCTCTACCGATTTGAGCTGGTCCGCGTCACCTACTGGCGGCGTTGTTGCCAGCAGCAGCGGTGCTGACGCATCACTGACCCTTGCGGACGGAACAAACGCAGGGCTTATGTCGCCTTTGCAGCACACAAAGTTGGCAGGCATTGCCTCTGGTGCGACAGCTAACGCGACGGATGCGCAACTGCGCGACAGGGCTACGCACACCGGCACGCAGCTTGCCGCAACCATCGGCGACAGCACAGCAGCAGGGCGGGCCGTGCTCACGGCTGCGGACGCTGCCGCACAGCGGACGGCGTTGGGCCTTGGGACTGCGGCCACGACTGCGGCGACTGATTACGCAACCGCAGCACAAGGCACAGACGCTCGCACACCCTCTGGCCCCGGCATCGCAGCGGCCACCGAGGACACGACACCACAGGATGCGGACAACTTCCCGCTGGCCGACAGCACGGCATCCAATGCGCTGCGACGTATCACCTGGGGCACCATCAAAACCGCGCTCGGGACCATCTTTGCCAGCCGTGGAGCGATTGGCTCCAGCGGGCTCACGATGTCAACGGCCCGACTGCTGGGCCGATCTACGGCGGGCGCTGGCGGCGCAGAAGAGATTGCGATTGGCTCGGGGCTCTTGCTGTCTGGCGGCACGCTGACCGCCACGGGTGGCGGCGGTGGCGGCTCCTACGAAGTCGCCACCTTTGCTGATTTGCCTGGCGCTACGACCGTCACCGCTGGCCGCACATACACCGTGCTTGGCGCTCTTTGCGCTGGCGGAGTTTTGGGGACTCGCTGGGCCAGCGATGGGGCTGTGTGGCTCCCGGCTGGCAGGCAGATGATTTATCACTCTCGCACCCAGGTGGACGGCGTGTCAGGCGGATCGACGGCAGAGCAGATTCTCGCTTCGGTGCTGCTGCCTGCTGGTCTGCTGGTCGGTGTCCGGGAGTTTGGCGTGCGAAGCCGGTGGGTCTTCAGCGGAACCGACCCAGCAAACAAAAACCCGCGAATCCGCATTGGGACTACTGGCACTGCATCGGACACGGTGGTGTACAGCAATAACTTTGCGGGTGCTGTGCGAGCCGGCGTGCTGCCGCGTGTGCTTATGGTGCTGGACAACACCACGCTGCAATCCTATGAGGCCGGCATCACAGCCGTGTCTGTGTCCCCCGATGCGCAGACGACCCAAAACGGCGCACCGGCAACGCTGACGGTTCCGAGCCTTACGAACGCGCTGTACATCAGCCTGTCCGTGCAGCAAGGCGCAAGCCCAGTATCCACTGCGAGTCTCTCGGCAGCAGCAATTTTTGTGGAGTGATCATGCCAATCACAGCCTCATCAATCCGTGAGCCAATGCCGGCCGGGGCAATCCGAGGTGCGGTGCAGACTGATGGATCGGTGATCTGGTACATGCACGGCGACGACATTCCGCAGCCGCCAGAGCAGGGAGAGCAGCCCGAGCCGGTGCCGCAGAGCGTCACAAAGCGACAGCTATACCGTGGGTTGATGCAGATGGGCTGGCTGGGCACGACGATGCCTCAGATTGATGCTGCGGTGAATACTCTTGTCAATCAAATGCCGGAGCTGCCGCGCGAGGTGGCTCGCTCCGACTTCTTCACCAGCCGCGACTATTTGCGCAACAACCCGCTGTTGGTGTCCGCGTTGATGGGGCCGCCGCTGAGCAAAACCGCCGAGCAAGTGGACGACTTTTTCCGCTTGTGCGGTTCGTTTGCCCCGGAGGGCGATGCGTGATCCTCATCGCCTTCCGCCACAGCGACACCCGGCCCTTTGCCCGCGTGGTGACGCTCCTTCGCGGTGGCGACAGCGCCCACTGCGAGGTGGCGATACCCGTGCAGGGCGTGCACCTGTGCGTGTCCGCATCGTGGCTGGACGGCGGCGTTCGGGGCAAGGTGATTGACATCAGCAGCGCCGATAAATGGCGCGTGTACCGATGGACTGGCCCGCACATTGACCCCATCGACTGGCTCAAGAGCAACAAAAAGGCCCGCTACGACCGGCGCGGCTTGCTGGGTATCCTGCTGCCGCCAGTAGGCCACAACCCAGGCAAGAAATTCTGTTCCGAGGCCGCCGCAGAGATGCTGATGCTGCCGTACCCAGCGACCTACGACCTGGGGCAGCTTGAGCGCTTTGTGATGGCCAGCGAGCACGCGGAGCGCTTGCAGTGAGCCTAGATCCCCTCGCCCTGGACGACGACCCGCTGACACTGGACGCTGACCCGCTGCAGTTTGACGGTGAGCCTGAAAACCAAATGCGCGCATCGGCGGCGCCCGCTCGCCCTGTCATCAGTGCAGCCCGTTCGCCAAACCTGGCGGCCGCGCGAACGCCCAACCTCTGCGGCAGCATCCGGTAACCCATCATGGCACTGAGACTCATCACCGCCCCCGCAACCCAGCCCATCACGCTGGCCGCGGCCAAGCTGCATCTGAAGATCGACGATGCCGCCGAAGACACTTGGCTGCAGGCCGCCATCGAATCCGCATCCCTTGCCGCTGAGCATGAAACCGGCCGCCGCTGGATCACGCAGACCTGGGAGGCGATCTATGACGCATTCCCCGCCGGCGCCATTGAGCTGGGCTTGTCGCCTGTGCAAGAGGTGGTGAGTGTCAAGTACCTGAGCCAGGCCGGCACAGAGCAAACGCTGGCCACCGAAGCCTACGTGCTGGACGCGGATCACGCCCTGGGTGTGGGCTACGTGCTGCCCGCATCCTCGGGTGCATGGCCGGCCACGGCCGCCAGCGCCAATGCCGTGCGCGTGCGTTTCACCGTTGGCTATGGCGCAGACGCTACGGCAGTGCCGGCGCAGGCCCGACAGTGGATGCTGATGCACATCGGCACAGCTTGCCGCATGCGCGAAAGCATGGCCGCTGGCTTCACCGTCACGGAGCTGCCGAATCGTTACCACGATGCGCTGCTCGATGGCTTGAGGGTGTACCGGCTGTGATCCCCGCGGGCGAACTGACGCAGCGCGTCACCTTCCAGCGGCGCGTGGCTACCGTGGATAGCCTTGGCCAGGAATCCAAGGGTTGGCAGGATCACGCCACTGTGTGGGCTCGTGTGCTCACGACGGGCGGCCGGGAGCAAATGCAGGCCGGCGCTGTGCGCAGTGAGGCAACCATTGAGGTGCGCGTGCGATACCGCGCCGATCTGCTGATGGACAGCATCACGCAGCGCATCATGTGGCAAGGTGTGGCCTACGACATTGTGCGGCCGCCGCAAGACGTCAAAGGTGCGCGGATGGCTATTGACGTGTTTGCCAGCACGGGCGCCAGGGACGGTGAGCGGTGATTGAGTCCAAGGTAAGCGGCCTGCCTGATCTGCGGGCGCAGTTGAAGGCCTTCCCGGTCAAGCTGCGCAACCAGGCGCTGCGGCAACCGTTGGCGGCCGGCGCGCGGGTGGTCCGCAATGAGGCCAGGCGCTTGACGCCTGTACTCGATGGCAATGATGCGGCAGTGCGCGCAGGACGCAGGAAGCCCGGCACGCTGCGCGATGCCATCACGGTGCGCAGCAGCAAGCGGGAGCGCAAGCTGGGGAATGTCGGCGTGTTCGTCAACGTGCGCCCGGCGCCAAAGAGCCAGCGCGGCGCAAAAAGCCCCAATGACCCGTTCTATTGGCGTTGGGTCGAGTTCGGCCGCCAAGCTCGTGCGGCAGCCACGCGCGTTGGGCGTCCGCGCCTCGGTCTGCGGCGCACGCGCAGGCTGCGTGCCGTCGGTGCTATCGCGGGGTTCCGCATGCTGACCAAAGCCGCGGCGCTGCTGCCTCAGGCTTTGCGCATTTTCATTGCCAAGGCGGGGCCGGCCATCCAGCGGCTGGCTGCGCGCAAGGGCATCAGCCTGCCGGGTAGCCAATGAGCATCGAGATTGATTTCCGGGCGCGTGCTGTGGCACATGCGCCCCTGGTGGCATTGGTGGGCCAACGTGTGGCCCTGAGCGCTGCGCCACAAGGCGCCGATCTGCCGCTGGTGGTCTACGGTGTCCAGCACAGTGTGGAGCGCACTCTGGACGGCACCATAGCCGAGGAGTTGGGGACCATCGACGCCGAATGCTGGGCAGAGACAAGCGCGGCTGCTGAGGCTGTTGCCGATGCCCTGGTGCTGGCTGTTGAGCACAGCGAGGCCGCCAGTGCCTGCTGGCTGATTGCCAGGGCGCCAGACCTGGATGCTGAAACAGGTTTGCACGTGACTACAGTGCGGCTTGTGTGGTCCGTTTGAGTTGAGTTTCTTACCCGCTGGCCTGTTTGTGGCTGGCTATTCTTCTGGAGCATCAAATGCCTAACTTTGCAAAGGGCCGCGGGGTAACTGTGCGCGTGGCCAACGTCATGACAGCCGCCAAGACAGTTACCGCCGTCACCAAAGCCAACCCGGGCGTGGCCAGCAGTGCTGCACACGGCTTGGCCAATGGCGCGGTTGGCTACTTCACCAACGTCACCGGCATGGTGCAGCTCGAAGGCCAGGCCGCCATCGTCGCCAACCAGGCCACGGGCACCTTTGAGCTGCGCGGCCTGAACACCAGCAGCTACAGCGATTTCAGCGGCTCGTGCCAGTTTGTGCCCGTGAGCACCTGGCACGTGCTGAGCGAGGTGGACCAGTACAGCGTTGGCGGTGGCGAGGCTTCCGAGCTGGACACCACGTGTCTGGTGGATGTGATTGCGCGCAATGAAAACGGGCTCCTGGCGGCCCAAAACGTGACGCTGAACGTCAAGAGCTACACCGCGCCGTCTGCTGGCATGCAGGCGATCATCGACGCTGCCAAAGCTGGCGTGTCGCTGGTGTTTGACATCACGCTGGCCGATGGCGCCAAGCGGGTGTTTTATGGCGAGCCGTCCATGCCCGGTGAAAGCCTGGGCGTCAACGCGCTGGGCACGGGCAGCCTGACGGTGCGCGTGAAGGGCTTTGTGGTTGCTGCCTGAGGTTGACGCATGAGCATCGAGCTGGTTGCCAGGCTGCGTGAACAACGCCGCTCGTGGGTGTACCTCAAGGATGATGTGCCAGACAAGGCCATCAGCTTTCTGCGGCCGCCTGAAACCGAGATGCACATGCTGGCTGCGGCCGGCGGCATCGGCCTGGAGCAGGTTCTGCAGTACGTGGACGGCTGGCGCGGCATCACGCCGGAGGACGTTCTGCCTGGCTGTGGCCTGACCGCAGAGCAGCCGTTTGACTCGAAGCTGTTGCGCGAGTGGCTGACCGACAACGCGGCGCTGGTGTCGCGCCTGGCGGTGCGCATCGCTCAGGCGGTGGATGACCACCTGAGCAAAGCGGCGGCAGCCACAAAAAACTGACAGCCCTCCTGGAGGTGGCCGAGGGCTGCCAATGGGAGGGCGAAGCTGCCCCGGTCGCCGGGCCCGATGACCTGGTGGCCATGCGGGTGCACGGCCTGTTGGCCAACGGCATGGGTGGATATGACTGGGCCGGCTTGCCTGTCATCTGCGCCTGGCTGGGGGTGGAAGACGTGGCCGGTCTTATGACCAGGCTGCAGGCTGTTCGCAGCTACCTCAACGCCAAAGATGACGACGCGGAAGACGCCAAAGGAAAAGCCAAGTGACTGCTGCCCTTGCTACGCTCTCCATTGACCTGATTGCCAAGGTTGCCACGCTCCAGCAGAACCTGGACCAGGCCACGCGCATGCACGAAAAGCATGCGGCGCAGGTGGAGGCGCGTTGGGCCAAGTTGAAAGCCACCACCGCATCGGTGGCGGGCGTATTTGGTGGTACTGCGGTGGTGTCGCAAATCACGGCGTTTGTTGACCAGACTGCCACAGCGGCCGTCAGCATTGAGCGCCTGGCCAAACTCAGCGGCACCAGCAGCGACACATTCCAGCGCATGGCCTACGGCGCAAAGACCGCAGGCATTGAGCAGGACAAGCTGGCCGGCATCCTGAAGGATGTGCAGGACAAGGTGGGAGATTTCCTGCAGACGGGCGCGGGCCCCATGGCCGACTTCTTCGAGAAGATTGCGCCACGGGTCGGTGTGACTGCCAAGCAGTTCCGGAACCTTGGCGGCGCTGAGGCGTTGCAGCTTTACGTCAACAGCCTGCAAAAAGCCAACATCTCGCAAAACGAGATGACCTTCTACATGGAGGCCATCGCCAGTGATTCTGCGTTGTTGCTGCCGCTGTTGCGGGACAACGGCACGGAGTTCCGCAGGTTAGGAGACGAGGCGGCCCGTGCGGGCAAGGTGATGTCAGACGAGGGCATCAAGGCTGCAAAAGAGTACCGCGCCAACATCGACCGGCTGTCGGCTTCGGTGCAAGGCTTTGGCCAATCCATTGCGCTGGCTGCATTGCCAACCCTCAACGAAATGATTGATCGGCTGAGTGGTGTCAACGCCATCGGCAAAGACGGCAGTTTCATGGCGGGCATCATGGTCCCGTTTGAAGCGCTGACGGTGCTGGGCGCCAATGTCGTGTACGTCTTCAAGCAAATTGCTGTTGAGGCTGGCGCCATTGCTGCACAGGGCGCGGCCTTGGCTCGTGGCGACTTCGCGGGCTTCAAGGAGATTCGAGAGGCCGTAGTGCGTGATGCTGCTGCCGCGCGGCAGGAGATTGATAAGCGCTCCGAGCAGTTGCTGGGGCGGCGAGCAGGTGCTGACGCTGTTTTCCCCGCGGGCGTGTATGACGCGCGGGATGCGCGAGCCAGGCCTGCCACAGCAAACGCGCCACTTAGTAGGCTGCCAGACACGGGGAAAGGCAAAGCGCCAATTCGTGGCGAGCCGATCCAATCGGCGTTTGCCGGCAAGCTGCAGGAGTCACTGTCACGTGAGCGCCTGACGGAGTTCGGTTGGGTCATTCCAACCGAGGAAGCAATGGGCAAATTCAACGGGCAGATGGAGCGCTTGAACAGCTTGATTCAAGCCACGCCAAGCGCTCAGCTTGAGACGCTGCGCAGTGACATGCAATTGCTGGCCGAGGCTTATGAGCAGGGCCGCCTGGGTGCGGTCGGCAGCACAGAAGCCATCGAGAAATTCAGCGAAGCTGTCAAGGCGCGCATGGGCGAGATACCTCAAGAGGTGCAGCCGGTGCTCGATGGCATGACGGTGTTCTTTGAAGAGTTCCAGCGCAACATTCAGGACAGCCTGGGAACCACCATCAAAGCAACGCTGAAGGGCGACTTTGACAGCATCAGCAAGCTGTGGGGCAACATGCTGCTGGACATGGCGGCGCAGGCCATCGCGGCGGATGTTGGGGAGTACTTGTTCCCCAAAGGCAAGGGCGTGGGCGGCAGCATCCTGGGCACCATTGCAAGCCTCTTCGGCTTCGCAAAGGGCGGCGCGTTTCTCAATGGCGCCCCCGTGCCGGTCAAGGCGTTTGCCAGCGGCACTGTGGTGGGTGCGCCGACGTACTTCCCCATGCGCGGCGGCTCCATGGGCCTCATGGGCGAGGCTGGCCCTGAGGCCATCATGCCGCTCAAGCGTGGCAAGGATGGCCGGCTGGGTATTGCTTCTTCTGGCGGCGCGCAGCCGGTCACCTACAACACCTACAACGTCCAGGCCGGGGTGACGCGCAACGAGCTCGTGACGGCCCTGCAGCTCATGCAGCAGCAGATTGAGGGCCGCGTGGGGATGATGCTGCGACAGAAAGGGGTGGTCTGATGGCCGTCTTTGACTGGCCGGCGGCCTTAACGCCAGCGCGCTGCGCCATCGGCAGCCAGGGCTCCGGTGAGCAATTCCGAGGCGCCTACAACGGCAACCTGCAGGTGGTGGACTTTGTGGGGGAGCGCTGGGTGATGAGCGTCACCCTGCCGCAGGCGCGCCGCGTCAATGCTGGTCGGGTCGAGGCGCTGTTTTTCCAACTCCGCGGCGGCGTTCACCGCGTGCGGGCTTGGCACTTCGGCCGTCCATTCCCCATCGGCACCATGCGCGGGTCGCCTACGTTGTCGGCCAGCGTGTCGCGTGGCGCCACCGCGTTGCCCATCACTGGGGGCACGGCCAACAGCACGCTGCGTGCCGGTGACATGCTGGGATGCGGCGGTCAAATGTTCATGGTCGCCTCAGACCTCCAACTGAACGGCGCAGGCGCGGGCTCTGTGCCCGTGGTGCATCGCGTGCGAGCGTCAATTGCCAGTGGTTCGGAGGTCCGATGGGATAGGCCGGCCGGGGAGTTTGTGCTGCCATCTTGGTTGGCCACGGTGATGCATGCGCCCGGCATGATCGATGGCGCGGCCTTTGACCTTGAAGAGGTTTGGTAGGCCATGCGCACGATGACAACAGCCGCGGCTGCGGCACTCTCGGCTCCCCAGGTGACGGTGGCCCTGCTGGTTGACATGGCGTTCAGCCCAGCGCTGCGCCTGGCCAGCTCTCCGGTGTCCATCGTCTGGGGCGGCAACACATACCTCGGGGCCGGATCACTGGGGGCGCTCGATGTCGTGCGCGACACCAGCGGAGATGCGCAGGCGTTGCAGTTCACGCTGTCTGGCGTGCCCAGCGAAAACTTGTCCCTCGCTCTCTCGCAGACGGCCCGCGGGCGCGCGTGCACCATTCGCCTGGCCATCCTCAATGCCGTCACGCATGCCGTGGAGGATGCCGTGTTGATCGGCAACTTGGTGCTGGACCAGCTCACGATCAATGGGCCGACCATCGGCGTCAGCGCGTTGCCCATGGCTCGCATCTTCAGCCGCCCAAAGCCTTTGCGCTACACCGACGGTGACCAGCAGACCATCTCGGCCGGTGACCGTGCGCTGGAGTACTTGGTGAGCCAGTCCACGCACCGCGATGTGTGGCCGGCGGCCTCGTGGGGGCGCAAGTGACCCCGGCGGTTCTGCGCGTGCCTGCGCTGCGCTTGCCCGATTGGCAAATGCGCCTGGCGGGCCTAGTAAATGACCGGGCGGGACAGCCGTTTGAATGGGGTGTGCGTGACTGCTGTTTGTGGGCCGCCGATGCCGTGCTGGCCGTCACCGGGCACGACCCGGCGGCGCCGCTGCGTGGCGTGTACTCATCGGCTCTGCAGGCTGGCCGCGTGCTGCGAGGCACGTCTATCGAGGCGCTGGCAGAGCAAGCGCTGGGCGAGGAAATCGTGCCGGCTTTGGCTCAAGCTGGTGACGTCGGCCTGGTGGTGAGTGACGAGGGCCCTGCGCTGGTGGTGCAGGGTGGTGATGCCTGGCTGGCACAGGCGGCGGTTGGTTTGGCGGTAGTGCGGCCTGACGCCGTGCTGCGCGCCTGGAGGTGCACGTGCCACAAGCAGTAGCGGCATACATTGCCACGGCCACGCTGACTGCGACCAGCGTTCTGACGGCCGCGCAGATCACGGCGCTGACATATGCGGCGTTTGCAGCGGGCAGCATTGCCGTTGGGAACTACCAGCGGCGCAAGGCCAAGCGCAAGGCAATCGAGGCTTACAACGCCAGCCTGGAGGACCGGCTGGTGATGACGGCCACCGTCAGCGGCCCACGCAGCCGCTGCTACGGCCGGGTGCGCAACGTAGACGGAATCTTGTTCAAAGCCACGCGCGGGGCTGACAAGCAGTTTTACACCCTCGTGATTGCGCTGGCTGGCCATGAGGTAGACGCCATCGAGGGCGTGTACTTTGGTGACGAGCTGGTCACGCTGGACGCAGAAGGTTGGGTGCAGACCGCTCCGTATTTGCAGACCAATCGGCCGAGTAGCAGCGCTCAGGCGGTGCTCGATGGTGCCGGCAATCTGTCCTACAACGTAGGCGCAGGTGCCACGATCACATCGGTGTCAGTGGTCCAGCAGGCCAGCAGTTCTGCTGACGAGCTGGCCTTGCAGACGTCTGTAAGCGGCTCTGTGGTAACGGCCAGCGGTGGGGCGCCTGGCGCGTCGGTCACGGTTTCCTGGCAGGCATCAACGACGCAGAGCTATGTCCGTGTGCGTACCTTCACTGGGGCGCCTGGCCAAAACCTCAGCACGGTTCTGCAGCCGCTGTTTCCTGACCTGATTACTTCTGCCCATCGGTTCGCGGGTATCGCGTGCCTGGTGGTTGACCTTGAGTTCAACCCGGATGTGTTCCCGACAGGCATCCCCGACATCAGCGCCGTGCTGCGCGGTGCTCGCGTGCTTGATCCCCGGACCGGCAACACGGTGTGGACTGAAAACCCTGCGCTGATTGCCAGAGACTGGGCGCTGTACAGCCGCGGTGGTGGCGTATCGGCGTCAGATATCGGCGCTGCGTCGTTCAACGCTGCAGCCAATGCCTGCGACGTGTCGCAAGTGTTCACCACGGCTGGCGGTACGCAGACGCTGCCGCTGTACACCTGCGGCATCGTCTGCAAGCTGGATGACGGTGACCCTTGGGGCTCCTTTCAAGAGATGGTGGAAGCCATGGCCGGCAAAGCTGGCTGGGCCGGTGGCCAACTGCGGGTAGTGGCTGGCGCTTACCGTGCGCCTGTGGCCACCATCACCGAGGATTGGGTGATTGACTCCCAGCCGGTGCAGGTTGTGCCTGAGCCGCCGGCTGATGAGGCCGTCAACGTCTACCGCGCCAACATATCGGACAAGGCGCAGAAATACGTGGTGGTGCAGGCTCCTGAGCTGCGCGCGGCAACCTACATCACCGCAGACGGCCGCGAGCTGCCACGTGAGATTACGCTGGGTGGCGTCACCGACACCATCCACGCGCAGCACGTCTGTGGCGTGCTTATGCGCGATGCGCGCAACGCCCTCACGGTGGTGCTGACGTGCAACCTGCGGGCCTTTGCGCTGGAGTTGTTCGACGTCGTGGCGGTGACCCTGCCGCGGTTCGGCTGGGTGGCCAAAACCTTCGAGCTGGTTGACTGGCAGTTCTCAATGACCGGCGGTGTCACCCTGACGCTGAAGGAAACCGCGGCAGCCATCTATCAGCCAGACGGCACTTTTGCCGTGCTGGATGTGACGCCCAACACCTCGCTGCCTGACCCTGGGGATGTGCCGGCGATGGGCCCCCTGGCGGTGACGGCCGGCACCGATCTGCTGAGTGATGGCACGTCGGTGACGCGGGCGCGCGTGCAGTGGTCTGCCCCGGCTGATCGCTCGGTGTCTTCCTCCGGTGGCGTTGAGATTCAGTATTGGCTGGCGGCCAGTGCGTTGCCAGCGGGTGATTGGATCGCTGCGCCCAGAGCGCCAGGCAACGCTGCAGAAACCACGTTGACGGGCTTCAATGCTGGAGTGCACTACCTGTTCCGTGCGCGCTTTGTGAACGCGCTTGGCATTCACGGCCAGTGGAGCCCGCAGCTCGTGGCCAGGATGCCGGCCAGGTCGGGCACTGGCGGCAGCGTGCTGAACAGTGACCCCGGCATTGCAGATGAGCTGGCGTGGGATCGTTCGCACAACGCGGCGTCTGCGTCGAGTTATCGGCTCCGATCTGCTGCGGCGGGCATGATCGGCACGCACTACTGGGGCTCAAAGGGTACGGGCTCCAATCAGGATGTGGTGGTCACAGATAAGCGCAAGATTCCCGCCGACGGCGCACGCACCTATAACCTTACTACTTTGGCTTGGGCGCAGACTGGCAACACCAGAAACAGTTATTTGTTTGTGCGCATGTTCACGGCTGCGGGCGTTGAGGTGTTTGGGGCGGCAACAGGCTGGGGCGGCACATTTGCGGGGTATGTGTACGGTGGTGCCATCACGCCGCAAAACCAATGGGTGCGTGTTGGAGCGGATTTTGGCGCTGGAACATCGCGCCCTATTCCGTCCAATGTGGCTTACATGCAGGTTGGATACTGGATGCAGTATTCAGCGGGGCCTGGTGCAAGCGCAGTAGAGCAGGGCTTCACAGACCTGATCCTGGTTGATGTCACCGAAGCGCGTGCGGCTCAAGCTGCTGCGCAGGCCGCCTCTCAGGCCGCCAACACGGCAGCGACGAATGCCACGAGCGCGTTGTCTACGTTGCAAACAATGCGCAGCAATGGCTTTCTCGACGCGGCAGAAAAGCCGGCAGTGATTCGGGAATGGAATGCAATTGCGGCCGAGGTGGCTGGCGTGGTCGCTCAGGCGTCGGCGTATGGTTTGACGGCCTTGGGGAACGCCTACGCAGCGGCTCACAGTGCGCTGGGTAGTTACCTCAGCGCGCTCTCGCCTGGGTGGGCTGATACCACATCAGACACGCCTATTACGCCTGCTGTTGACCAAGCCAAGTGGAGTGATTACTACTCGGCGCGCGAGGCTTTGCTGCGCGGTGTTGAGGTGGAGGCCGGGAAGCGTGCCGTATGGTCTTCGGTCACTGGCTCTGGCCGTCCGCAAGACGGAGCCACGGTCGGTGCTCCGGCCGGCACGCTGGTGGGCGGCACACTGGCGCAGAACGTAGAGGCAAATGCGGCCAACGCTTTGAGCACGGCAAACACAGCGTCGGCAAATGCCACCAGTGCGCTGAGTGCCCTGGCCACGATGCGCAGCAACGGGTATCTAGACGCGGCAGAAAAGCCGGCAGTGATTCGGGAATGGAATGCAATTGCGGCCGAGGTGGCGGGTGTGGTCGCTCAAGCATCGGCGTATGGCCTGACGACCCTGGGGAACACCTACGCAGCGGCTCACAGTGCGCTGGGCAGCTACCTCAGCTCGCTCTCGCCTGGGTGGGCTGACACGACAACAGACACGCCCATTACACCGGCCGTTGACCAGGCCAAGTGGAGCGATTACTACGCGGCGCGTGAGGCGTTGCTCAGGGCGGTGGCGACCGAGGCCGGAAAGCGTGCGCTTTGGCCCCAGGTGACAGGCGCCGGCCGGCCTTCTGACAATGCAACGAGGGACGTCACGCTGGTGGCCAGCGGAGGGCTGGCAATTGCCGGCAACAGCATCGAAAAGACGTCATCGCCTGGCTCATGGGATGCCGCCGCATACTCGCGTGAAAGCTACGCAGGCGGCGCTTTCGTGAGTTTTGCGCCTGTCGCCGCCAACTTGCGGTTTATGGTTGGATTAAACACTGACCCGACATTTAGCGATAGTTGGCAAACTCTTGACTATGCAATATATGTCGAGGTCGGCGTTTTGTTCGTGGCGGAAAGTGGAGTTTTGCTGGGGTCGCTGACTACGTATGCGGCCGGCGACAGCCTGGCGGTGACGTATGACGGCGCCACGGTGCGTTACCTGAAAAACGGTGTTGCGTTTCGTTCGGTGGCTGCGGTGATTACTCAGCCGCTGTATCTCGATTCGAGTTTTCTGGACGTTGGCGCCAGGGCAGACCGTGTGGTGTTTGGGCCCATGTCTGCGGTGCGGGATATTGCCACGCAACAACTAGCGCCAGGCGCTGTGACTGACGCTTATTTCTCCACGCCGGCCGATGGGTCGGTGAGCAGTACAACAGTGGGGGCTGGCCGCCACACAGTCGCCACCACGGCCTGGACAAACACAACCACGGGGCCGGTTGTTGTGGAAATCACGTTGGCGTTTGTGCACCGCAGATCACAGGTGGATTTGGGGGGTGGAGGCGCAGTCAAGTCGTTTTTCGGTCTGCAACTTACTGGCTCCGAAGCGATTGATTACAAAAAGGTTTCGCCGAACGTGTCTGAGTTGATGCCGGCTACCATTGTTGCCAATTCAACTGTGCCGGCCGGGCAGACGTTGACTATGACGGTCTTTGCCGAACCCACTCAACAGTCAGGGTGGGTTATGTCCGTGTTTTGGGCAGAGTTGCAATTCCGCTGGGCCGCAATCAAAAGATAAGCAAGTATTCAGGGTAAATCATGCCAGAAGATACAAGACCACTGACAACTAAAGACATGGAGGCCATAGCCAATGCTGCGGCTGATCGTGCGCTGGAAAAGGTATATGGGCAAATCGGCAAAAGCCTGGTGACCCGTATATTCTGGCTGGCTGGGGTGGCGGTGTTGGGGTTTGCTGCCGCAAAGGGCTGGTTTACGCACAGCAGTGGTGGTGCGCCATGATTGATAGGTCAAAGCCATTTGCCTGGGTCGTTGAAATCAACTGCGCCACGGTCGAGTTTTTCACGGATTACGGCCTGGCGCTGGCGTATTCCATCAAGCTCGGCGGCGTGCTGTCGCCGGTTTTCAAGGGTCAACCAGTGGAGGTTGCAAATGCAAATCGTTGAGCGGTGGAAGGCCATGCGCTTCCGGTACAAATTCATGGTGGGCGGCTCTCTGGCGGCCATCGTTGGCCTGCTGGTCACTGACCCCGACAAGGGCACCAGCACTGGCCTGTGGCTGCTGGGCATTGGCTCTGGCATGGTGGCGCTGTTGCTGGCCCACTGGGGCCGCAAGGCCACGCACGATTACAAGGAGGCGGATGCCCGCCGACTGTTCGCCAAAGCTGGTGAGCACCCAATCGGTGCCGGCCTGGCTCTCATTGCGCTGAGCATTGTGTTCAATGCTGTGGTCGGCCTCTTTGCCGGCCGCGCCCACGCGCAGACGCCTGACCCGCGCGCTGCCAAGTTTGCGCCCATCATCCTGGCTGAGTCTCGGCAGCACTGGCCAGAGTTGCAATGGCCGCACTACACCGCCGCACTGATCGCCCATGAAAGCGGTTGCCCGTCACTGCGCAGTTGCTGGAGCCCTACGGCCCAGCTCAAGACGGCGCGCGAGGAAGGCGCCGGCCTGGGCCAGATCACGAGGGCATGGCGGCCGGATGGTTCGCTGCGCTTTGACAGCCTGGCCGACATGCGCGACAGGCACCCGGCGTTGCGTGAATGGAGTTGGGCAAACGTCTATCAGCGGCCTGATTTGCAGATACGGGCGGTGGTCTTGATGTCCCGTGGCAACTGGCAGGCCTTGCGTGCCGTGTCTGACCCGTGGGAGCGTTTGACCATGGCCAACGCCGCGTACAACGGCGGCCTGGGCGGCGTCCAGAGCGACAGGCGGGCCTGCCAGGTCAAAGCCGGGTGTGATCCGCAGCGCTGGTGGGGCCACGTCGAGCACACCTGCACCAAGAGCCGCGCCGCACTCTACGGCAAGCGCAGCGCCTGCGACATCAACCGGGACCATTCCCGCCACGTGATGCTCAAAGAGCTGCCCAAGTACCGGGCGCTTGTGTCATGAGTGCCGAAAGCGGTGTGCCAGCAAAGGGGCGCGCGGCATGGCGCAGCCGCAAGCTCTGGCTGGCTGTTGTCTCCCTGGCGTGCGCCATGGTGGCGCGGCACTGCGCCTGGATTGACGGCGGGCAGCTCGTGATGTGGGCCACGTCCACCGTGCTGTACTACATGGGTGGGAATGTCGGCACATCGGCTGTGGATGCCATCAAGGCCGTGGCCAGTGCGCTCCAGGCCCGTGGCCCGGGTGGTGCGTGATGCTGCCCTCTGGCTGGATCGCGGTTGGCGTGCTGGTGGCCGCGGCTGTGCTGGCCGGCGGTGCCTGGCTGCATGGTCGCTCGGTTGGTGCGTCAGCGGTTCGGCTGGAGTGGGCCGAGGCCAATGCAGTGCAGGCCGAGGCGGCGCGGCTGCAGGCGCAGCAGCGCGCCCGTGATTCGCAGGCCGCCGCCGCTGAATACGAGGCTGGCCGGGCTGCAATCCGTGCTCAGCTTGAGCAGGCCCGGGTGGGTCTGCGTGATGCGTTGAGTGTGCCGGCCTGCCCGGCGGGGGGTGGTGATGCGGTGCAACTTGCTGACGTGCTGGTGCCTGCTGGTGCTGTTGACAGGCTGCGGCAGTCAGCCGGTGCCAAGCCCGCAGGCGATTGAGCCGCCGCCGGCTGCGCTGGCCGCCCTGTGCGATGCTGGGCCGGCATACCCGGCCGGTGATGTGCCGCTGGGTGCGCTGCTGGAGGTGGTCGCGGTGCGCGAGTCTGCGGCGGCAGAGTGCCGCGCCCGGCATGCCGCGCTGGTCAAAGCCTGGCCGCGCTGATGGGCCTACCCGGCGCTGTCGGCCTCTTCGCCGGCTACCCAATCGCCTGACGGCTGCACCCGCAGCCAGCGCGTCAGCCCTCCTCGGGCTGTCAGCATCACGTCAATGGGCCCGCTGCGCTTGCTGTGCGGCCTGGTGCCCTGCATCCAGATGGTGAGCCGAGAAAACGTGTCGGCCACGAGTTGGCGGGCGCGCATCCTGGCGTCATAGTCGAGCGCCTCCACACCATCAGCAATGGAGCGCCAGCGCAGGTGTGCGCCATCGGTGCCGGCTCTTGCTGCGGCCTGCAGCTCAGCCTCTGCCGCGCGCAGGGCGTCATCAGAGCGGGCCTTTGCTTGCTCCAGCTCTTTGGCCCTGCGTACGAATGCCTCGGGCGGGCTCTCTGTCGTCAGCAGCGCGTCCGTCAGCCGCTGCAGTTGGCTCTCGATGCGCTGCGCCTCATCGGCGAGCTGGGCCACTACAGCGCGCGGGCCGGCGGCGCTGTCTCCGTCATAGAGCCTCTGCAGGTTGATGACATCCGAGCAATAGCGAATGATGGCGCGTTCGATGGGCGCGGCTGAGCAACTGCCGGGCACCGGGCAGCCGTCGCCCGCGTTGACGCGCACGCACTGCAGCCGGCGGTGGCCGTCAGCCAGGCTGCCGTCAGCCCTGCGCTTGCTGGCCATGGTCTGCGCCTTGAGCGCTGAGCCGCAATACCCGCAGGTGGTGATGCCGTAGCCCGTCAGGATGGACGGGATTTCACCGCGCACGGCCTTGCGGCCTTTGGCGTCGGCCGCGGCCCGCAGCGCCTGCCAGGTGGCTGGCTCCAGCAGCGGCGGGTAGTAGCCCTGCAGCACGTGCTCTGTGCCATCAAGCTGCAGGTGTTTGTCGCCCATCAGGGCTGGCTGCGCAAACAGGCGCACCAGGGCGCCGCTGGTGGGTGGGGCATCACTGGTGCGCAGGTCACGCTCATGCAGTGCCTGGGCGATGCGCGCTGTGCCAGCGCCTTGCAGGCACATGGCCGCGGCCAGGCGCACTGCCTCGGCACGCTCCGGCACAAACTCCCATCGGTCGCCTGCGCGGCGTAGCCAGCTCGGGGTGGGGCCGTAGCTCACAAGGCCGCGGTATGTGCCGGCCTTCCAGCCGTCCACCTGGCGCCGGATGGCGTCGCGTACTCTGGTGCTCTTGGTGTCGCTCTCTTCGTGCGCGCGGATCATCACCAGTAGGCTGTAGACCAAATCCATGGGGTTGGCCTTGAGTCTGTCCCGGCTGTACACCTTCCCATCGCTGGCCGTGACTACGCTGATGCCCGCATTGATGATGCTGCCGAGCTGGGCCTGAGCCTGCAGCGGTTCGGCGCGGCTGAGCCTGTCCAGGGCCTCCACCACCAGCACGCTGCCTGGGGCGATGAGCCCATCCGAGACGGCGCGCAGGAACGCGCCCAAGGCGCCGGCCTTCACATGCCTCTGGTGGTAGGCGCTCAGCCCCTCATCGCGCATCGTCAGCTCGGCATCGAGCTGCAGCCCGTTCTCGTCGGCCCAGCGCTTGGCATAGGCTGCCTGCCGTTCGGTGCTGGCTCCGGCGGCCTGGCGCGCGTGGCTGAATCGGATGTAGCTGTAAACCCGTGGCGTCATCGCCTGAGTTTAGATCGGCTGCGCGGGGCTTACCTCATGCACGCCACGTAAACGCGGTGTGCCTGCGCCAACAACGGCGCCTCAGGTTCAAAGGGACTTTCTCAGCCGGCCGCAGCCAGCACCCCTAGCGAGGCGCGCAGTGTAGTGCAACTGCCCTGGCTGGCTTACGCCAGGGCATCAAGCGGGCTGATGACGCCCCGGCCGCCCTGGCTGGCTGGCAGCACGTGGGTGTAAATCATGGTCGTTTCAACATCCGAGTGGCCCAGCAGCGTCTGAATGGTGCGGATGTCATAGCCCGCCTGCAGCAGGTGGGTGGCAAACGAGTGGCGCAGGGTGTGCGGGGTGGCGCGCTTGCCGATGCGGGCCAGTTGCACCGCCTTGGCCATCAGCCGCTGGATGCCCTCTTCGTGCAGGTGGTGCCGCCGCACGGCGCCAGTGCGTGGGCACGTGCAGTAGTGCTCAGTGGCAAAAATGAATTGCCAGCCAAGCTGCCGCGGCGCCTGTGGGTACTTGCGGTGCAGGGCGTTCGGCAGTTCAACGTCCGCATGCCCGGTGGCCATGTCCACCACGTGCCAGGCCTCCCGCTGGCGCATCAACTCGCGCAGTTGCGGCTCCAGCGTCCGCGGCAACATCACGGTGCGGTCTTTGTCGCCTTTGCCGCCGCGCACAGTGATGCTGCCTGTGGAAAAGTCCACATCCTGCATGCGCAGGCGTAGCGCTTCCATCAAGCGAAGGCCGGTGCCGTACATCAAACGCAGGGCCAGGCCGCGCGGGCAGGCGTCGGGGATGTGCCGCCAAATGGCGGCCACCTCTTCGCGGCTCAGCACAACTGGCAGCCGCTTTGGCTGCTTGGCCCGCACGATGCTGTCGATGTACGGCAGCTCAATCGCCAGCACCTGCTGATACAGGAACAGCAGGGCCGCCAGCGCCTGGCGCTGAGTGCTGGCCGACACCTCGCCATCAGTGGCCAGCCAGCTCAGGAACTGGCCGATCTCTGCGGCGCCCATGTCGCGCGGGTGCCGCTTGCCAGACCACAGCACAAAACGCCTGATCCACTGCCAGTACGTGCGCTCAGTGCGCAGGCTGTAGTGGCGCACCCGCATGGCCGCCCGAAACTGCGTTTGCAGCATGCCGCGGGCTGTTGGCTCTGCGGCTGGGTGGGCGGCTGTGCGGGGCCTGGATTGGGTGTCGGCGCTCATCTGTTACTGTGTTATTCCGCAGTTTCTGCGGGCGAATTCAAGTTAGGC